GGCCCAAGCTATGCCAATTTCTAGGAATTTTCTTGGCAACGTCTATGCGGTTTCAGCCATTGATTGAGCAGGAATTGGCTGAAAAGCTGCTGTCTTACCCGTTAGTTACTAAACGTGGCAGGTCCGTGAGTCTCCCAAAGATACTGGTTCTGAGACTGTTGGACGACCCCTTTGGGTCCAAACTGGATATTTGTGGCTAAGACGCTATTCCATAGGTACTCCAGCGGGTTCAGGTGTGGATTAGCGAATTTCGGGAGGCAACAGCAAGATGGTCTACCAAGTCAAACCTACTCTGGGGTGGTTAACCCGAGAGACGTTCCGACACGAACATTGAGCCGTGCTTTCATTGGTATGCCATCATGCTGGTACTTTTACTTACGTCAAGGCGAGCATCAATAAAGGTTACTGCCCTGCGTGATTGCAAGTTCCCTGATGTTTGGTGTGGTGGAATGAGGATTAAGGGGGGGTGTGCGTGTTTGTTTTTTTGTATTTTTCTTCTTTAAGTCGCACGGATGAGTGTGATATATAGTTAGGGCTGACAAGGGGTGACCTGTGCTAGCTTTTGCTCTAGAAGTTTCTTGATCTGGTTGAGTTCACCAATAGCCTTGTCGCGGGCGGTGCAGGCAGCATGAAACTCCGGCAACAAATCCGCGTAAGCCTTCTTGGCTTTCTTCTCTTCAACCTGTCTATCCTTGAGGAGGCCATTGACAATCTTATCACGGGCGGTGCAAGCAGCACTCAACTCCGCGTAAGCTCTCTTTGCCTCAACTCCTTCTTTAAGCCGCTTCTGCAGTCTTTCCTGGGCTTTTGGACCTGGTCTGGCAAGAGTCAACTCATCGTGCTCTACCAGTTCAGGCCCTTCGCTCCCGGATTCGTCTTCTCCCTCCTCGCGTGCGCGTTTTCTTGTCGTGAAATTTCTCACAGACAATGCAGTGTGCAATGTCAAAAGTTTCCCACAAAAGTTGACGCCCTTCTCCCGGAATACAACTGCCCCATGCGGTTTCATCATATCTACCACAATGAGACAATGTTCTGGTTGAGTCCAAGTTTCCAAATCTTCACTTGATTCATTATCCACAAGACGCATGAAGGCGCCCATGCATGTTGTGTTCGGAAACTGTTTGGCAAATCCCGGCGGGCCATATGTTACTGAGGCCCTGGTTAGACAATCCCCATTTTGTTGCTTTGGGAAAAATGTCCACCCTGTTTTGCCAGACAGTTTAAATCCGTTAGCAGCCGTCATGTCACTAAGCCGCATTCTGAATCGTAATTGGAAATCTTGCTTATTCGCAAGCAGGTGGTCCACGTTGTCTGGGTGGATGCAACGAAGGTTCCCCATCTCAGTCTCAAATCGAGTGAGTAAATCCTGCGCTACATCGTGAGGGTTGATCCCATCCATGTACCATATTGGCACAAGTTGCGATCGCGTTCGTTCTGAGCTGGCCTCAGTGCTTGATGATTCTGTCTCATCGGACGGCCTTTTGGTTACATCCATGACAAACAGATCGACCTAACCACGGTCTGGCCAACTACTCTCCTATAGTTGGTTGCTGAATTTTGAAAATGGTGGGTCACATCAGCACTGTGTACCCATCGTCGTCTGAATCCCGGTGCAACTTGATGTTGCTGTTCTTGAGAAACTTCTGTACTTGGTCCATGGTCACGTACTCGTCACCTGATGCCCCGACTGTTGTTGCGTGCGTTGCAGCCTGAACATCAAAGGGCGTGGTGTTTGTCCTGGTCAGCAATACCTTGCATTTTACTGCATCTGTTGTTGTTCCCGGATTACTCAAGGCAATGTATGGAGGAGATCCATCACTACCAATAGCCGTGCGCTCAACGGAGATGGCAAACCCAAGTGTCCAGCCAACGTACCCAACATTAATCTGGCCGTTAAATTCAAAAAGATTGGCGCAGACTTTGATGGTTCCATCTGCGGATTCACAGTTGACAACCTCGTTGAGCTTCTCTTCCGGCGCGGATGGCGGGTAAGAGAGGATGCCCTGCCCATTTAGCTGCCTGATGCCGTTCGGCAAGATGGCGAACTGCGTAGCAGGCTTGAGGACTTCATCAGACAGGATGTTGATTACCAGTTGGTAGTTCCCCGGCCGCATAAAACCAATGTAGGCGGTTTTCTTATCGATGCTTTCATTCATCCAATACATCAACTCTGCTGTACGGGATGACTCTTCTGTTGGCCGACCAGAGATGCCATCCATTGGAGACTGGATGGCAACTGCTTTGTGGAAATCTAGAAATCCGTGGGATTTCAGATATGTTGGGAAAGTCTGGAAAGTGGAGTTCGTGAGTGTTGAGACATCGCCAATAGGGCTGGTGTCCTTCAATGAACTGGAACTATTGATCAAGGACATTGGACGTCCAACATGGGCTGCCGATGGCAGAAGTGCCAAACGCAGCTCAATGTCGTAAGTGACGTACAATCTGCCATGCACTGTCCCGGGCACGGAGGAAAGGCCCTCGGTTGCGACAGTGACTAAACAATGATCGTACAGATTGGGTGCGGCAATATGGTTGAGCCCCTCGCGGCGTGTGAACAGAGCCTCTTTGGACTGCAGTTCAGGATCACACTCTATGCCATGTACAAGTGTTTGCGCCGGGTTGCCTGAAGTACGGTAGGGACTCTGGAGCATGTGTTCCATGTCCTCAAACTCGTTTTCAGCGACATTGTACTGAGTGGCAATTGCGATTGTACCCAAACCACCCCCTGCGACTGCTGCCACAGAGGAAGTTGTCTCAAACGTGATGATTGCGCCCTTCAAGCAATACTCTGTGAAAAGAGGTGCTATGTGGCTCAGCCATGGGAATGAGTTCTGATCACATGGGTTGATCAGATACCGCTCTTGATTGAAGTCCTTGCTGATAGCAGGACATTCAATGGTTCCAAGAAATTCGCGCTTCTGGACACGAATGCTTGACTGGCCGAGATCATTGAACATCATGTTACTGACCTTGGCACCGCCTTGCATGCCCATGAGCGTATTGGTACGGACCTGGTAGTCGCCAAGGCCCGTTACTTGGGAAAATAGACGTTGCGCGGCGCCACCAATTGCGCCACCGACGGGTCCAGCAAGGACGTCTCCAATCATTCTGCCCACCCCGCCGCCGCCCC